GCATATACCGGGACGGAGAGTAGACCGTCACCTCCAGCGCGTTGCTGGATTCCTTCGTGGTCTTGGTGGTCCAGCTGCCCGCGTACTTGCCGGTCCTGCTGGGAGCGCTGCCTTTGATGTCGTTCTTCACGGTCTTTGCCGACTTCTTCACCGCAGCTTTCATTTTGTCTGTGGCAAGCTCGGCATACTCCGTCAGGCCCTCCATGATGGCGTCCGCCATCTGGTCAATAGACACCTTCTCGCTCACCGGCCTCACCTCTCCTTCAGCTCGGCATGGAACTTCCTGCTGTTATGCCGGAAGCCCATGTCATCGATCCCGGTGATGTTGTAGATGCGGTCGCCCAGAAGGATGCGGTACTGCTTCGAGTTGACCGCCGCTGTCTCGGAGGACCAGCGGACGGTGAAGGACATGGTGTCGCCCTCAACGGTGTGACCCGCGTCCTCCGTCTCGCGGCCTCCACCCGTAGTAGCCGTGGCCCAGCAAGTGAAGAAATCCTCCCATGCGGAGGTGTGATTCCCGATGCTGTCGATTCTTGTCGAATTCCGCTGAATGGTGATGCGGACCCGCAGACCGGCGATGTTCATCAGAGCACCCCCTCGCGCAGGGCAAAGAGCAATGACCGCAGGGTCAAGGTCAGCGCATGATGATCCGCATCCTCCCGGTGCTCAAGCAGGTAGGCAAGCGAGTAAAGGACCGCCACCCGCATGGTCTCACGGGCAGCGGCCAGTTCAGATGCGGTGTACCTGTCGGAGCGGGTTTTGTCGGAATTGATATCCGACCACTGTTCCTCCGTAAGCCTTGCCACGTCCACGCAGAGACGCTGGGCGGAGGAAAGGACGCTGGCAATGACCGCATCCTCATCCGCTGTGTCTACGCGGAGGTACTGCTTGGCCTCTGTCAGCGTCACCAGCATGGATTATTCCCCCTCCGGCTCAGGCTCCGGCTCTTCCTCCGGCTCAGGATCGGGTTCCGGCTCGACGGCTTCGACAGTCACTTCGCAGGTGTCGGTATAGCCGCCGTCGTTGGTGGTGACCGTGATGGTCGCTGTTCCGGTCCCAACAGCCTCGAAGTCGGCGGTTTCATCATAGGTCCCGGTCAGAACGACCACGGACTCATCGCTGACAGTCCAGTCGAGGCTCTTGTTATCCGCGTCTTCGGGCTCCACTGTGGCGGTCAGATCGAAGCTATCACCCTCGGTCACGTCTTTGGTGGACTCCGAAAGAGAAACGCCAGAAACCGGGACCTCCGGATTGAGAATCATCAGCAGTCTGGCGTTGGGGCTGATTCTGAGATAGACCGTATCGTCGCTGCGGAAGAGAAGAATCGTGACGATGGTCATCAGATCAGCAGTCGCATCCGCCTTGGGATAACCGGCGATTGCTACGACTACGTCGTCTGTCCCGCCTTCGTCAACATCCGCGCCGACCGTGAACGCGGTCGTAGAGAAGACGTGGCCGAAAAGGGAGCACCCCCGCAGGAGGACAGGATGCCTGCCGTCCATCGCGGAGCGGAACAGCTCCAGCGGGATATACTCCGTGACGTTCATGGGCCGGTCCATGGCCGCGCTGACATTGATCCCCTGCAGATCGAAAACAGTGAAGGAATCGCCTCCGGAAGGGAGCCCCTCAACGGAAGCTCCCTCCTCGATTACCAGCTTGCCGCCGATGACAGTGGTATCGCCGCCATCGGTGGTATAGTTCTTAGGCACAAAGCTCATAGCGCACCTCCATCAGTGGCCGAGGGCCAGCACCTGCATAGCCTCCGGCAGGATCAGCTTGCCGTCCACGCGCTGGGTGCCGATGAAGCCGACCTGATCGGTCACGGCGTACAGCTCGTTCAGGCGCTTAAGCGTCCGGTTCTGGCGATCCGCGATCCAGTAGTAGGAGAAGTCACCGAAGAGCAGAATCTTCTTGTTCTTGTCCTGCGCGGCGGTGCCGGTGATGGCAGGCATATAGCCGCTGGTGTGGATGGGACGGCCCAGAATGGTGTCGGGCTTGCCGACCTCCAGACCGGGTTTCCAGATATAGTTGCCGTTGCCGTCCTTCAGGAGCATCAGCTGGAGCAGCAGAGTCTCGTTGCAGAGGAACGCGGCCTTCCGGCGATAGGGAGACTTGAGGCTGTAATACAGCTTATAGATGTTGTCGAAGGTGACGGTGGAGGCATCCGCCGTGGTATTGCCTGCGGTGGCGGTCACGCTGGTCAGGATGCCGGTGGGCTGGCTGGGGGTGACACCGGGGTTGGTGGACGGGCCGGTACCGTTAATGAAAGCGTCCTCCTCGGCGTTGCCGAAACGAACGCCGAAGCGCTGCGCGATATAGGCAGCGATGTCGAAGGCACTGTCGTTCAGGAGCTCGTTGCTCACCTTGACCATGCAGCCCAGCTTGAAAGCGGAGAGCGTCTCCACGGAGAAGCTCATGTCGGATTCCTGAATGGCCGCGCCCTCCTCGATCCACGAGGCGGAGCCGCCGTCCGTGGCGATGGGAATAGTGCGGGTGCCGGAGTTGGTGCGGATGGTGTGGGCGATGCTACGGAAGATGTTGTTCTCTTCCAGCGCCTGCAGCAGGTGCCGCTCGAACTCGTCCGGGACGGTATAGCCGCCGTTCTCGTTCACACCCACGGAGAGTGCGTCACGCACTTCCATGCTGTTGTTGCCGCGCATCAGGTTCCAGAAGGCCGCGTTGTACTCCGCCGACGCGGTGGGTTTCACAGCACCCTTCTTCTGGGTTGCCTTGGGATCGCTGTGGACGGGAGCGGAGGTCGCAGCGGCGAGCTTTGCATCCATCTCCATCTGATCCTCCAGACGGGCGATCTCATCACCCAGCGCCTTCACGTCGGAGGCCATCTTGTTGTACTGCTCCACCGCGTTAGCGGCGACAAGGCCGTTCTCGTCACGGTGCTCCTCCAGAAACGCCTTGGTCTGCTCCCAGAGGGTGTTGCGCTTGTTGCGAAGTTCGATAATCTTGCTCATGATGTCATTCCTCCATAAAAATAATTGCCGGACCCCTCAACGGAGGAAGTCCAGCTGGTTCATGAGTATCTGATAGGGCACGGCCCCATCCTCGGTTTTCCCGTCCATCCCAATCGTGGGAGCAGGCGGCTCTTGCTGTGCGGTATCCGAGACGCACAGCTTGTTCAGGATGGCTCGGTCCATCATTCTGCCTGAATAGAGATTGGCTTCGACCTGAACGTCATTGCCTTCCGGCTCGTCGGCGTCAGGCTCCGGCTCCTTGCCCTCATAGAGGACCTCGTCGGCAAAGCCCAGCTCCACGGCCTTTTTGGAGTTCATCCAAGTCTCGTTGCTCATGAGCTCCGCAATCCTGCTGCGCCGGAGGCCGCTCTTGGCGGCGTAGGCGTTGATGATGGATTCCTTCACCTCATTGAGTGTTTCGATGGCCTTCTGCATATCCTTTGCATTTCCCATCGCCACCGTGGACGGGTCATGCACCATCAGGAGTGCCGTAGGCGACATCTGCACCTTGTCTCCGGCCATCGCAACCACCGATGCCGCAGACGCGGCGATGGAGGCGATCCGGACGGTGACGCTGCCCGCGTACTCCTTCAGCATGGTGTAAATCTCTGCGGCTGCAAAGACATTACCACCGGGCGAGTTGATCCAGACGGTCACGTCGCCGTCCTCGGCCTCAAGGTCCTCGCGGAACATCTGCGGCGTGATCTCATCGCCCCAGAAGTTGTCGCTGTCGATAGGACCCTCCAGCCGGAGGATACGGCCTCCGCTGTCGTCATGAATCCAGTTCCAAAACTTCTTCATTGCTTCCTCCTGTTCTTGGTATCGTCCGCTGTGTCTGCCTTTCCGACGTTCTTCCCGGCATCCTGCAGCTTGACGTAGCCGCCGTTCAGATAATGATCATCCCCGCCGTTCTCGGCAGGGATCAGGTCCATATTCTCCAGACGCCTTACATCGTTGGGCGAGAAGATACCGTTGCTGATGCCCGTGGCGTAGCCCTGCATCCGGGACTGATAGTCACCCCGGAGGAGGCCGTCCACATTGAACTTCGGGAAATAGGTATCCTGCTCCGACGCCAGCAGCAGGTCCTTGATGATAGCCTGCTCGAACCGGACCAGCCACGGCGTGAGGGTGTGGACCACAAAGTCAATGCTCTGGTGCTCGATGTTGGAGAAGGTCGCGTGTTCGAGGTCCTGCACCATGTGCGGAGGCACA